CGCGGCTTGCTCAGGTTGAGAGCGGTGGCAATGTCAATTCGACCACTCCGCTTTCCAGCGCCAAAGGCCCGTTCCAGTTCATCAATTCGACGGCAAAACAATATGGCCTGACCAATCCGACCGACCCGGCGGCTAGCGCCGATGCCGCGGCACGTCTGACGCTCGACAACAAGGCCGCGCTGACACAGGCCTTGGGACGCGAGCCGACGCCGGGCGAGCTCTATCTTGCGCATCAGCAGGGATCTGGCGGCGCAGCGAAGATTCTGGCCGCTGATCCGAATACGCCGATCGAGAGGGTGATTGGCTTCAAGGCTGCGGCCAACAACGGGGCCGCCCCCGGCATGACGGCGGGACAATTCGCTCAGAAATGGACGAGCAGGTTTTCCGATATCGGCGGTCAGCCGGCGCCTGCTGCGGTAGCCCAAACTGACCCCGCAGCTCTCCCCCCCAATGCGCAGTCGGCACAGGGCTTTGCGATCCCTGGCCAACCGGCCGCGGCTGCTCCTGCCTCTGGCGTCAATCCCCGGCTGCTCACCGCCATGGCGAGCCCCTACGTCAGCGACGGGACCAAGAAGATCCTCGGGCTGATGTTGCAACAGCAGATGGGCGATAAGGTCAGCTATCAGACCACGCCTGACGGAGATATTCTGGCGCTTGATCCCCATGGCCGAGCGGCCCCGAAAGTTGTCTATCAGGCAACGCCAAAGCCCATTGCTGTTCCTGAAAACAGCCAGCTTTGGGATCCCCGGACGAAAACATTCCTCAGTGGTGGCGCGCAGGTGCCGACTAGCGTTCCCGGCCCCGGCGGGACGACTATACCCGTGCCTCCAAATCTAAGCCCGAGGGATGCGAGAGAATTTACCAAGAAGATAGCCGAAGGTACGGCCGCAGCAGCGCTTCCGGTCGATTACAAGGAAACTCAGAAAATGCGGGAGGATATTGTCCAACTCCCGGCCTACAAAAACTTAGCGCAAGCCGCCCCGGTGTATCGGGATATGAGAGGAGCGGCTGATCGGGACAACCGGGCGGCCGATCTCAACCTTATCTATGGGTTTGGCAAGATCATGGACCCAGGGTCGGTCGTCCGCGAATCCGAAATGACGATGGCGCAAAAGATCAATACGCTGCCTGAGTATCTCCGGGCGACAGTGGAATCTCAGTTGAGCGGATCAGGTCGCTTGTCGCCCGAAGTCCGCGCTCAGATTTTGGCGGAAGCGCACGGGCGCGTTACTGCATACAAGGGCGAATTCGACCGAGATGCCACTCGGTTCAAGGGGATTGCTGAACGCAGTCGCATTAATCCGGCGGACGTTCTCCCAGAATTTGGTTCGTTTGAACCTTGGACCCCGCCAAAGAAAGCAGGCGCTGAGGCTGGCGCCACGCCGACGCCGGCCGCAATTGATGACCTCGTGAAGAAGTACAGCAAATAATGGCGACGCTGGACGAACTCGGCAAAGCGCTGGTCAACGCGGACGCGGCGGGCGATGCAGACGCTGCACGCGCTCTGGCAGGCGAGATCACGAGGCTGCGCCAATCGGCGCCCCAAGCTGCTCCGGCGCTCCCTGTGGCGGCGACTGCTGAGCCCGTTCAGGCTTATGATGCGATGGGCATGCCGACCGGTGCTGCGGCGGCTGCGCCAGTTCAGGCTGGCATGTCCTACGGCGACCAGATGTCCCGCGTGGGCTCGGCGCTTGACAAGGGCGTGCGCCTAGCCGCCAACGGGGCCACTTTCGGGCTTGCGGACAAGTTCGCGGGCGGCATGGATGCACTAACCGGCCGGGCACCTTCCTACGACGCCGGCGTGAAAGCACAGCGCGCGGAAACGCAGGCGGTACGCGATGCCAACCCGGTTGCTGCCGGCGCTGCTGAGGCCGCTGGCGGGCTGCTGACGGGTACGGGGCTGGTTAGAGGCGGCGTTACGTTGGCTGGCCGGGGCGTAGGGATGCTCCCCCGCGTGCTCGGCTATGGCGTCGAGGGTGGGGCGTACGGTGCAGCCCATGGCGCCGGCAACACCTATTCTGACCGGATCAGGGACTATGTTGAGGCGGCCAAGAATGGCGGCACGACTGGCGCCCTTATCGGAGGTGGGCTCCCTCTCGTGGGCTCTGCTGCGGGTGGCCTCTATCGCACTGGGGCCGCCTTCCTTGGTCCCCGCGTCGAGGGCGCCAGTCGCGGAGCCTCTGCCATGCTGCGCGCCGCTGCACAAGCGGACGAGGCGGGCTTGCGGGCGCTGCCAGGCATGGGGCCTGAGGCGATGCTGGTTGATGCCGGCCCGGCCATGAAGGGTCTCGGACAGGGCGCGGCGACCAGTACGGGCGAGGGTGCCCGATTGGGTACTACGCTGAAAGCGCGCGATGATGGGACGGTGCGCCGACTGGAGGCCGCCCTGGACGACACCATTGGCCGCGCGCCAACTCCGTCGAGGGTCGAGGCTCAACTGTCAGGCGACCGGGCATTTATGGGGCAGGAATACGAGCCTCTTATGCAAAACGCGCGGGCGGTTAATACGCAGGGGCTTGCCGATCATCTCGATACCCTTGCCATCAACCTGCGCGGCCCCGCACAGCGGGCGGTGAGACAGGTTCGGGAAATGCTCGACATCCCCGGCAATCCTGGTCATCTCGACCCCCATCCCAGAGCGTTGCTCAGTACAAGAGATGCGATCGACGGGTTGTTCGAGGGCGAAGTCAACCCGCAAGTGATCCGCCGACTGACGGAGGCTAGGCAAGCAGTCGATGCTGAACTCGCGCGAGCAGTTCCGGGTATCAAGGCAGTAGATGCTCCCATCGCTGAATTGCACCGGCAATCCTCTGGGTTGCAGCGCGGATCGCAGGTTCTGGACAGCGGCAAGACCGCTATCCGTCCGGTTGAACTAGTCGATGAAATGGCACAAGGTGCGCTCCCGCAAGGCGAAATGATCGGCCCATCCGCTGCGTCGCATCGTCTTCGGCAAGGTACCCGCGCCGAACTGGACCGACTTGTCGGCACCCACGCCAACGATCTGAACACACTTGAGCGCACAATCGGCACGCCGCAGGATTATAACAGCCAGAAGCTTGGGACGATCTTTGGGGAAGGGCCTCGCGATCGCATCGTTAAGGCGCTGATGGATAACCGGACGTTCCGGCAGAGTTATCAAGACATCGTTCAGGGCTCGCAGACCGCAAAGCGAACCGAGGCAGCGGCCGCGATGCGCGGCGCGGAAGGCGGCAACGTCCCGCATGACGTGACGCTGACGGGTGTGGGCCTGAAGGCCCTCAACATGGTGGCCAAGGCCATCTCTGGCGCCAGCAATGCGCGCACGAAAGACGAGATCGGGAATATTCTCGCTTCGCAGGGGCCTGCCGCTCAGCGCGTAGCACGGGCTTTGCTGGAATCGGCACAGAAGACCGGCGAGAACTCGCGCGCGATCAATCGTGTTCTATCGTCACCCTATTGGATTTCCGCAACCGCGCCTGTCGCAGATCGTAAATCCACGCGATGAGGCAGAGGGCAGGGAAGCCGATCAGGAACGCTAGATCCTTGTCGCCAACGAAGTCCTGCCATCGGGCGACGAGAAACGCGACAAACGAGCCTAGGGCGAGCATCGCGAGCCACTGAATAAGTCCGGTCATCCGGGCAGACTACCGCAAACCTATTGACCTTCCAAGGCTCCCATCGGGGGCCTTTTTCTGTTGGAGGACACGACCATTCCGAGCGATAGCAACGGTATTTACAGCCTCCCGGCCGGATATCTCGCCGTCACAGGTGAAGTGATCCAGGCATCACAGCACAATCCCCCGCTGGAAGACCTCGGGTCATCCATGTCGCAACGGCTGATGAGGTCTGGCGCGGCCCCCATGACCGGGCCGCTCAAGGCCGTTGACGGCTCTACAGGATCGCCTGCGGTCCAGTTCAGCAATGCTGCATCAACTGGCTTTTACAAATCAGCAAATGGCATTGGCGTTTCAATCGGCGGCACTAAGGTGGCCGAGTTCGGGCCCGGCGGCATCGCGTCCGGCGCGCGCTGGATTGGTGAACTGATCCCGTTCTCCGGGCGGTTCGCGCCGGCGCTGACCGTCTTGCCTTTTGGGCAAACCCTGTCACGCACGACATACCCCGATCTATGGGAGTTTGCCCAAGCTGAAATAGCTGGCGGGAATATCTTCTATAACAACGGCGACGGAGCAACCACGTTTGGCATCGGTGACATGCGCGGCCGCGTTGTCGCAGCCAAAGATAACATGGGCGGCACGCCCGCTGGGGTTCTTACCGGCGTTACTTTCACAACCGGCAATGGAACAGTAGAGGGGTCACGGGGCGGTGCCTCCACGCATACGCTTATCGCTGCACAACTTCCGGCGATTTCCTCAAACGTCTCTGTCAACGTTAGCGGCTCGATTTCAGGCTCCACGGATTCGGTCATGAAGCCGGGTGCCTCCGGTCTTGGCGTAACAGGCAGTTCCGGGTTTCAAACCAACCTGGGGGGCGCCGCAACTGTGTCTGGCAGCTTTAGCGGCTCCGGCTCCGGCGTAGCCAACTCGAACAACACGGGTGGTGGCGCCCACAACAACACTCAACCAACGATGATCTGCAATTACCTTCTCTTTGCGGGGGCCTGATAGATGGCAAATAAACGTATTAAAGACCTCCCAGAGGCGACATCCGCAACCGTAGGCGATAGGATCGCGATCGACGGAGCTACGACGCGCAGCATCACCATTGATAATTTATTCACCTCGACTGGTTTTGATGCTCTCGCTCCCACCACGACGCGCGGCGACATCATCTACCGCAACGCCACGACTAACGCGCGCCTTCCGGCTGGGACGGCAGGCTATCTGCTCCAGACCAACGGGGCTGGAGCGGACCCGTCATATGCTGGGTTTCTGCAAGCCGGCACAAGTGCCGCAACCCGCACATGGCAGGACAAGGCCCGCGAGAGACTCAGCGTCAAGGACTTCGGCGCGGTTGGCGATGGCGTGGCAAACGACACGGTGGCAATTCAGGCGGCGGAAACCTATCGCGCCTCGGTCGGTGGCGTTCTCGTGTTCCCTCCGGGCGCATACTTGTCCGGCGGGACCACGATCAATAGGGCTAACGGAGGCGCTTGGCGAGGGACCGGCGCGAAGTTGCTCGCCAATGCGAACGCCGTGACGTTTGCAACACTCAGCGGTGCGGTTACCGGTTCGACTGCAAAACCATTCACTATTGACGGACTTTCGTTCGACGGCAACGGCAAGACAACCGTTGCCGCTGTTTTTGAAGCCGCGCCATACCTGACGACGTTGACTAATCTCACCATTATCAATGTACAATACGCCTGCGTGTTCCAGCGCGGGCGCGGCGTTACGATTTCCAATATCAATCAATATGGCAGCGGCAGTTGGTTGTTTTCGGGGGTTGGCACCGGGACGAATGACAGAATTTTCGAAGTCAACATTTCGAATGTCGTCCACGAAAGCCTCGGCGCGGCCAACTGGACTGCCGCGCAGCAGTGGTTCAGTTTCTATCGTGCCATTGGCGTGAACATGACCAACGTCATCACTTCGTCGCTCGATGGCGGCCCGATTGGCGTTGACATTGTAGGCGCCTGCGAAGGCGTATTCATTTCGAACAGTATCTTCGTTTGGCCGACGATTGGTATCAAGCTTGAATTGGGACCGGACGGCGTAAACCCGGCATATGTTTATCTGTCAAATGTCGGTCTAGACCAACCTAGCGTATCTGGTTTTGACAGCACCGGTCTCGCTGTGCGGCTGACGAATGTCAATGTTACGTTTGGCGACGCACGCACCAATTCTGGAGACGGCATAAGGATACGCGCGGGCTCTGGCGACGTTAAAATGACCGGCTTGCGAATCCTGAACATGTACAAATCCGGGCTCGTGATCGAGAACGGGGCTGTCGATGTCGTGGTCTCCAACTCGCAAATCACCACCAACAACCAAGTGGCCGGAGCTTTCTTCGACGTTGACCTTGGCGCTTCGCCTTACACCAGCGTTCTTCTGACTGGTAGAAACACCGTCGGCACCACGAACGCGACCGGTCAGCGCGTCGTCAACGGCGTGACATCAAAGGAAGTCTCGCGAAACACCGGCTCAGTCGGAACTATTGCCAACACCACGCAGACGACCTTGATGTCGTACACGATTCCGGCCAACACGCTGCAACCTGGGCAGAAGGTAAAGGTGCGGGCCTACGGAACCACAGGCGCAACCGCCAACTCCAAAACGATTGAACTGTTTTTTGGCAGTCAGCAAATCGCGGTTCACCTCGGCGCCTTTAGCGGTCTAGCGTGGAATATGTTTGGCGAAGTCTTGATCACGGGGGTATCGACACAGGAATGGAACGGGCAAGCGATTGTTAACGGCGTCCTTTCGACCTCAACACAAGGCGTGTCAAGCATTGCCGGCACGTCGAGCATCAATGTTCTCATGACTGGCACCAACGGGACGGCGGTAGCCAACGACATCGTTTGCAACGGCTTCACCGTGGAAATTCTGGACTAGATGAGTTCAGCCGGAGACTGGCAAGCGAGATGCTGCGCGAACCCATCCGGATGCCGGGAATCTCGACAAATCGTCGGATAATCATTGACATCAATGCCGTGAGGACGACGACGGCGATCGAAAGGCCAAGCCATGCCGTGAACGACTTTGTTCCGGCTAACGTTATGAACCGCTCGATCAGGATGATTGAGAGGAAATGCATCAAATAGAATGGATAGCTGATATCGCCGAGGAACTTGACCGGAGATGATGATAAAACTCGCGCGCTGTGGGTTGCGACATAGCCGACGATAAAAAACGCGCCGATCATTTGAGTGAGGCGCGCGGCTAATCCGCGGCCAATCACGTAATCGGCCAGGAGAAGCGCCAACAACCCTGCGACCAGCAAAGATCCCCGAAATAGCGGTCGGGTGTCCCGGATCAAAGCGCCGAGCACGAATGCCGGTAGAAACAGCACTAGGTAGTGAGGATAATAGCAAGCGGCGCTGACCGTCACCGCGAGAGCTGCAAGCGGTGACCATCGCCACTGGGCTGTCAAAACCGCAAGGAGAAAAACCAAGGCGCTCCCGATCACTTCGACTTGCAGGGACCAGATTGGGCCATTGATTTTGTAGTCGAGCAGAAACGCGGCGCCAAGAATGTCGGTCCAACTTGCGTTGATAACGACGCCAATCAGGACGGCCGAAACGATCGCGGCCGGCAAGAGCCTAAACGCTCTGCGAATGACATACGCCGATAAACTCGCAAACCTGAACTGCGCGTTGGCGAGTGAAAGAGTGAGGACGTAACCTGACAACACAAAGAAAAGAACCACTGCGGCGTCTGCGTTGATGAAGACATGAATGAGACGGAAGCCCGTGTCACGCCAAGAAGCCGTTGTGAGATCGTGCACCGACAGAAGATAGGGGCTCATTCCGCCGACGTTGGTGGCGCAATGGCCTATGGCCACACAAAGAGCAGCGAGCCCGCGCAATCCGTCTAGCGACGCATTTCGATTCTGAGACATTTCACCCCCACAAGCAGCCCTATACATCGTCCCAGCCGTCACGCGCAATGGTTGCGGGTGTTGCCCAAAAAGCTCAACCAGCCGCCTTCGGGCGGCTTTTCTATGGAACCCACATGGCCTTCATCAATACCCTCTACAACCTTTGGCCCAACGGGGATGAGAGGGTTTCTGGCCTTCGGGATGGAATCGCGGTCGCTGCGCCGTCCGTTTTCGCAAAATACGGCATCAACAGCCCGCTCCTTGTCGCCCACGTCATGGCCCAGATCAGCCACGAGTGCGGCGCCGGGCACGACGTTGTGGAAAACCTCAGCTACTCGGCGCAACGCATGACGGAGGTCTGGCCCGGTCGCTTCCCAACCATCGCCAGCGCACAGCCCTACGCCCACAATCCGCAGGCGCTGGCGAACAAGGTCTACAACGGCCGGATGGGGAATGCTGCCGGCTCGAATGACGGCTGGAATTTCCGGGGCAGGGGCGGCTCTCAGACCACGGGGCGCGAAGGATACGAGCGCGTCGCAAAGCAGACCGGCCTCGACGTGGTTAACAATCCAGACCTTCTGATCGACCCGACTTTCTTTCTGGAGTGCGCAGTTTCTGACTTCGTGAACTGCGGTTGCCTTCCATTCGCCAAGGCTGACGATGTGGTCTCGGTAACAAAGCGCCTCAATGGCGGAACGGTCGGACTGAGCCAGCGCATTGATTGGCTATCGAGATGGAAGAGGGCGCTGGGTGATGGCCCGATAGACTTCACGATACCGGAAGTCGCGGTCAAACCACCTCCGAAACCACCCCCGCAAGTCATCCCATCACCGCCCGTTTCACCCGCCCCAGCGCAGCCCGCTCGGGGCGGTTTCTTTTCCAGCATCATCTCCATCTTCAGGGGTTCAAAATGACCATCTTCCTTCTCGTGCTGGCGCTACTCGTGGCGCTGGCGTTCATCTATGCGCTCGTCCTTCGTCCGTGGCTCAAAAAGCAGCCGTGGGCGCAGGGCTTCTTCGCCAGCGTCGACACGCTGGAGTCGGCGCTGTTCAAGAAAAGCGAGACAATTCTGGTCGGGCGCCTGCTCTGGATCGGCGGCCTGTTCGTCACGTTCTATGATGGGCTGGCAACCTTCGTTCATACCCTAGACCTCACGCCGCTCACCACGCGGATCTTTGACTGGCTGCAGATCCCGCCCGACATGCGCAACTTGTCCGCAACGGCCGCGATCGGCATCATCGGGCTTCTGATCAATCGGCTGCGCAAGACTACCACGAAGCCGCTCGATGTTGTGGCCCTTCCTCAGTCCCAGGTCACGCCTGCCGCGGCGCAGGCGATTGCCAAGGCCGATGACGCCAATCAACAGGCGGTTCAGGCGGTTGCAGAGGCCAAAAGCTAATGTGGCTTTCCATCATGAGCTTCATCGGCGGTCCTGTCATCAAGGGCCTGATCGATGCCTACAATCTCCACCTGAAGGCTACGACGACGGACAAGCAAACCGCTTCAAACCTCGCTGGCCAAGAGATCGCAGCACAGACGGCGGAAACTCAGGCGATTACCTCACTGAAGATCGCGCAGATCGGACACCCGTGGGAAATCGAGAAGCTGTTCGCGTATGTCACTTTGTTTTACTACGCAAAGCTTTTGATCTGGGACAAGGTTTTGGCGCTGGGAACCACTGATCCCCTTACTGGCTGGGTGTTGTGGGCCGCCAACCTTGTCATCGGGTTCTATTTTACCAAGCGCACAGCCGAGAACGTGACAACGATCATTAAGGCGTTTCGATAGACGTGCCGCCGCGGCGACGGCAATCGTCGCGACGGCACTAACCCATACCCGGAGAAAGCCGGGCACAGGCTGGGGGCATCCTAGCAATCGGCGGATTTCTAGGAGATTAACAGAGAATGACGATCTACCAATGGGTGACGCTGGGACTCGGCGCCTTTGGTTTCCTCAGCACCTGGATTCTAGGTGCTTTCAAGATTGGCCGGGCCGTCGAACAGATGCGCTTTGGCGTTCGAGAAGAAATCAAGCAAGAGCGGAATGCGATCTTTGCAAAAATCGAAGATGTGGAACGCAGGTTCGAGGCGGACCAGAAAACGCAAGATCACAATTTCGGGGAGGTAGGCGCAGCTATGCGGCAGTACATCGCCGATGTTGAGAAGAAGGTCCGCGAGGTCGAAATCTACGGACGAGACAACTACGTCCAAAAGAGCGAATTCGAGAAGGCAACGAACTCGATCCGCGCAGACATTAAGGAAATGGCGGCCGATATCAAATCGGATCTTCGCGACCGGATCGACGATCTGAGCAAGCGCATTGGCAACAACTGACATGCCGCATCGCCGCGCCAATGCGTTCTTGATCCTGACTGTTGCTGCAATCTTTCTGCTTGCCGTCGCGCTGATCCTCTTGATGACACGCCCGGCATGGCCCTCTACATCGCCAGATAGCGGCCTCCCGGCCGGCATCACCTGCGAGCTAATCCGAGAGAAGGTCGCAGAGCACGGCAAAGCCGTAGCCTTAGCCTGGGCTCTCAAGCAGGGCTATTCATTCGCTCAAATCCGCGTCGCAAGGCGCTGCCTCAAGTAACCACCCTTCACAACTGGAGACTATCAATGCTTCGCAAGTCACTTCTTGCGGCGGCGCTCTTTGCGCTGTCCGCAACCGCCGCCAACGCGGCCTCTCGCGTCTGGATCTCGGAATTCGCCGTCCTGACCGCAACGGCCAGCGGCGGCACTCCGGGGCAGATGGCCGCACTCCCCAGCCTCACCGATCAGGCAACGCTCGACATCAGCGGCGGCGTGCAGTCGTCGGCCGCCTTTAACGCGCAGACCAAATACATCCGTGTCATTTGCGAGATTCAGTGCGCCGTAAAGGTGGGTGGCACCGCGACGACATCGAGCATGCTCCTTCCGGCGCTAAGCCCCGAGTATGTGGGCGTCCAACCTGGCGCTACTGTCTCCGTTATCGCGGCGCCCTGATATGAACCGCCGTGAATTGTTGACCGGCGCTGCGCTCCTTGCCGGCGTCAGCCAGGCGAATGCCTTTGGCGTCGGAAAGATGGGCGCTCGAGGTGGCTTCGGCCACATGGGCAGTCCCCTTGGGAAAGCGGGGACGCCAGCTATTGTCCCACGCAATGCCCAGATCGCGAACCGAACGTCACTCCCGGAGGTGGCAACGTTCGCCGGCCAGACCTGGGTGATCTCCGAAACCAATCACGTCATGGAGCAGGCCCTCAGCGGCCAAGTCGAAATCTGGTGGCCGAATTGGGCGGTAGCGATCGGGATTGAGACGCTGCCGGGCGCGACAGCGACCGCAACGGCTCAGATCACCTATACCGATGCGGGAACGGGAAATCCTGTCACCACGAACCTCGTTGATTTCACGTCGGGCCTGACCAGCCTGAGCGCGACAGACGGCGACTACTTTAAGACCAAGGCCACGATCAACGTCGCCAAGGGCTCGCGCATTCTCCCCCGCATTCGAGCCAACTTCCCGAACGGATTTCCCTATGCGATGTGGAAGGCCGATCTGCTGCACAGCGAAAAGCTTCAATACGCTACGACCAGCGGCGGGCTTCCCGCGCTCAACGGCACGATCACGCCGACCCTGCCGGCAACCTACCTCTGGTATGGGCCTTGCCTCATTCGGGGGACGCACAGCGCGCCGGTTGGCGCCATCATCAGCGACAGCCGCGACGACGGGATCTATGACATCCCGAACACCACATCAGGCGATAGTGGTCACTTCCCCCGGCTCCTGGGGCAGGCTGGCGTCGCGCACATCAATCTTTCGGGCCGTGGCGAGTCCGCTCAGCAGTACGCTGGGAACGCCAATAACAGTCGCCGCCGCGCTCTTGTGACAGCAAGCGGCGCGAACTTCATGTGCATCGGGCTTGGCGTGAATGACGCTGGCGGCCGGACTGGAGCGCAGATTAATACGGACAACACGTCGATAATCACGGCGGCCGGGCTTCCTGCGATCTGGAAGACGCTGGACCCCCAGACAAAAGACGGCATCACCACCCCGGCGACCACAACCAAGACCGCGAATATCGCGGCCTATAACGCAATCGTTCGGGCCAAATCCTGCTATTTCGATACAGCCATTGTGTTGGAGAGCGGCACAACGCCGGGCGCATGGGCGTGCTGGACGGCGGTTTGGCTGGACTACCTGCACGGCCAGAACCTCGGCAACAAATACGCTGCCGCCAACGGGGCGATTGTGGGAACGAGCGTCGGGGTCCACGGGTTTGGGTCCCGCGCGGCGGGTCCGCGGATGCCAGAGGGGAACCTGCTTTCGCAGCCGACCGATCTGAGCAATGCGGCCTGGACCAAGACGGAAGCGACGATCACCAACGCCAACACCATCACGCAGGCGCTGCTCGAAACAACCGTCAGCTCGCAGCACCGCGTCGCGGCATCGGTTACGAAGACCGCCAGCGCAAAGATGCGAATTGCCTTCGACGTTAACTTTGACAAGACGCGGCAATTTGCAGCCATCGAGTTCTATAACGGCAACTTCTCGTCAGGAGGTGGCGCCTTCTTTGCCAACGACGGCACGCTGGTTTCGGCCGGACCCTTCGGCTCGTTTGCGATTGGCGACAACTTCAATGCTGCGCAGTTGAACGGGAATGGGGTTGGAATCTCAATCGACATCAATACGGACACCGACACCGCTTTCCAGGGCTACTTCATGCCGAGCACGGACGGCTTTACCAAAATCTACGTCGGTAATACCGCGAACGGGCTAAGCATCCGCAATCTGCGGATGTTCGAGGTGACCTAGCGGTTAGCCTGCTCCCTCGCGAACTCCTGCGCCTGCTTCTTGGCGGTCTCCTGGTCGACTTGCTCGGGGCGTAGCCGGCGGGAGGGTATATCGTCCCAATAGTAATAGCGGCTCTGGCGCCCGTCCGAAAACCGAACCTCAAAGCTTCCCGTGTCCGGCACGATCGAGTGCCTGATGATCCTGATCATCCCGCATGATTCCGCGGGCGGCGAGGGCGGTCAAGAGCTCCCTCAGGGAGAGCGGGGGAGTGTCTTCGAAGCAGCCATGGATTTTTGCAGAAGACTCTTCCCCTTCGGCGTGACAAAGGCGTTGTGTTTGCGCAGGTCATGCAGATCGCGCTCCTGCGTGATCAACCCTAGACCTTCCTCGCGCTGCCGGTTTCGGTCTCCAATGTCGAGGAGGTTGCGCGTCATCACGGTAGGAACGGTGTCGAGCTTCTGGGCGTAGTCAGAAACTCCCAAGCCCTCTTCCGCGGCCACTTCCAAGAAGGCGATAACATAGGTCAAGGGGACGATGGGTTTCAGCCCGCGGAACGGTTCTAGAGCCTTGCTAAGGCGCCGCGCATATTCACGAGTTTCTTCGTCCAGAGTGGGCTTGATGCTTGATTTAAGCATTTTTGTCTCCTTTTAACTTGGGCGCACTGCATGCCATGCAGTATATTGATTGTCAATAGGCAGCAATCGTCCCAAGGCAATGTTTATCGGTCTCGTTCACGTGGTCCCCGATGATTGCCCAGGATCGCGGAGCCATCGCTGCCGGCGCCATTCATGGAAGCGCCATTGCCAGCGGAACCACCAGGGCTGAAGCATCAAAACGGCTTCAATATCGATCGGCTCGTCGTCGCTTTCCATAGTCATCCTCACGTATCGCTTAGGACTGCTCAATCGGCACGTCACGCCATTCCGTCTCCAGCCTGACCGGACGGCTTCCTTCATAATAGGTCGTCTCCCAAGCCTGTTGGAGCTTCAGATCAGCAGCCTGAAGCATCGATTTTGAGACCCAACGCAATCGGCAGGTTGGCTTAGAGGTCGTGCAGGCGTTCATCTGTCTTTCCCTCTCTGTTTATAAATGAGGCGTCCACCACCCGATGTAGCGCAGCAGATACCCGACACCATTCCCGAATAGAAGAAGCCCCAGCGGGGTCAGGAAGAGACCTAGCGCCAAAAGCTCTCGCGGAGTTTCATTGTACATCGCTCTAATGCTCCCTGCTCATCTGTGCTGATGTGGCGATCGACGCAGGCGCTTCAATTGGCGCTCTGAATAGACCATTGCCCTGTTGCCGTTCCAAGATGCGACGGCTGTTCTCTTGTCCGGATCTATCGAAATCACATTGACGCGCCACGAGCCCATGCGACTCGCGGTCGTGTTGCCCATCTTCTCCCGATGGCAATCCCACAGCACGTCGCCCGGCTTGATCTTCGAAAAGGCTACCATCTCATCCTCGATGTTCGGTCAGAAACGAAACGGCTGGCCGTCGCGGTACTCGCCCGCGGGGACTGCCTTGAAGAAGTGCGGCTTGCCCTGCTTGGCAGCTGCCATGGCCTTCACGATCGCATGGGCATTCTTCGCGCTCTTTAGGGTATCGATCACCTCGACCTGGTGCGGCTTCTCCATGCCCACTTCGATCACGTCGTAGAGTTCTCTCATCGTTGTTCTCCATTCGGGACCGAGTAACGGACCAGGTTGCTACAGCCGCAGTCGCCGGCAGCCACACAGGCGCGGGCTCGGCAGTCGTCCTTGATCGGATGAGGGCAGTAATGCCGATACCAGAAGTCGACCCAGCGATCGTGCAGCCAGCGCCCAACTCGGCCATCTCGAGCGGCGAGACGGTACACCATCGCGTAGCCCTGAGTTTCAAGCCAACGTTTCATGTGCGTTCCCCTTGCCGCAGCGCGGGGACGGCCTGCTCCTCTGGAGCGTCAATGGTCATTGTCATGGAGCAGCACTTCGGCCAGCCGTTGCTCATGGCGCTCGCGCTGTCTACGCGCTTGGTTGATCCGCAGGATCTGCACCAGACCTGACCGCGGGCGAGCTGCGGCACCTCGGAAACCACCCTCGTGAAGTTCATGTTCGATGTCCCTTTCCCGGCGTCGCCGGTCTCACGTCATTTGTCTTCACCCACCGCCTAGCGGCCAGTTCACATAGAGGTGCCGTAAGGGCGAGGCCGTTTGCGAAACCCGCATGAGTGGCCCGTTGTAGACATCCGCACCAGCACCTCTGCTTGGTGTTCACGGGCTGCATGTAGCGCTTATGCTCAGTTGCTGATGCCCACGTTCCCCAGGTCATAGGTGCTTGCCCTTGCGGAGTGGTTATGCGGTTAGCCGCTCGATCTCAGCGGTTGTCCGAGCCATGAAGGTTTGGAGTAACTTCACCTGTTCGCCCGTGGCATGTTCGATGTTGCGCACCTGCTCGATCAGGTTGGAGTAACGCCGGCCAGCCGGAGTATCTGCGCCGCAGGCGTCGCGCTTTTTGCGTAGGCCCTTGATCAGGACCAGCGTCTCGCGCGAAGGGGCCGGTCTAGATCGCTCCCATGCGTCGTCGGCGAGCGCGCTCTTGATGTAATCGAGAAGTTCCTCCTCAACGCGGAACCACTCGCCCCGGATCTGGAGATGGCAGAACATCTGGTGCAGATCCCGCTCATCTTCCTTCGTTCCGCGCGTGGCGCCGAGGAAAACCAGCGTCTCCGGGTTTGACGTTTGGAGGTTCGAAAATCTCGATGGGGTATTCTTCGTGTAGCCGATTTTAATCGCCTCGGTGGTGCGAATGAAATAGACGTAGCCAAGGTGCGGGGCCGGGCCAAAATCTTCTATTGGCATCAAAGACCCCGTTTCTCCCTCACATTCCAACAAGTAATTGAATTCGTTGATGTCTGTCATATCTGCCTCCCCCACCAGCCCTATGCTAGTGGTTTGATTTGTCTAAGTATTCTGCTCTTGATCCCGCACTTTTACAAGCGGTGAGGGAATAGATTTCAGCTTTTCAGCCGATTGTTTCGCCAGCTTGGCGCGGTTGGCGTTCTTCGTGTAGTGCGCCGCCATGCGCCCGCCGGTCCACCCAAACAGGGCGTCCAGCTCCGACTCCGTAGCGCCGTTCTCAGCCGCAATGGTGGCGGCAATCTTCCGCACGCCATGGGCGCTCTTCTTCACGCCGGCCGCACTAGCGGCCTCAGAGAAGGCGTTGCCGAAGGATTCCTTGACGAACCGATTGCCACGCTCGCCAACGATCCAGGTCTCGGTGCCGATCGGGCCAACGTTGAGGGTGGCTTGAAGCACGTCCAGGATCGGCAGGCTGACCAGCACCGTCTCCTGGCTCTTCTCGGTCAAAATCTCGATGTGGCCGTTCTTGATGTGGTTGGGGCCGACTTCGGCGGCGTCGCCGCGGCGCAGGCCGGTATAGAGCAGCACGTCAATCCAGACCCGCTGCGGCGTCCCGAGCGGCCATCGCTTATAGAAGGCTTCCACATCCTCATGCGTCCACGGCGCGAAGCCGGCGTTGCGGCGCCGCTTGGGCGGCTTCACATCCGTCGTTGGATCTCGCCGCACATGGCCCCGGCTCTTGGCCCAGCGGTAGAGCCCGCGCATCGTGTCGAGGAAGTTGCGGGCTGCCGATGGCGTGTCTGCGCGCCGGTCGAGCCCAGCCGTGATGTCTTCGCTGGTGATTGCGCCAAAAGCCTCGTCGCCTGAAATCTTCAGGACGTGCAGCATGATGTTCTCGCGCTGCTTGCGCGTCGCGGACGAGAGGGCCTTCCACATGTCAGTCTTGCGGTAGGCATCCCAAAGCCAGCGCAGCGATCCCGCCGTCGCCTGGCCGCCCTTCAGTCTCTTACCTTGGATCGCGGCGTCATACTCGGCATTGAACTCTTCGGAGCCAAACTCCGCGCGCAGCCGGAAGCGCGGGCCTTTGCCCTTGCGGACATACCAGACGTGATCACCGTGGCGGTTCTTCTCGCGGTGGAGGTGCGGCTTCCTGGGGCGGGGCATGTCGGGGATCAAAGGACGATCCTCCGCCGGTCCGCAACTTCCTTTTCGATCTGTTCCCGTTGTTTTGCCGGTTGCGGCTCGATCAAAATCGTGCCGTCCTGCATGATCTTGACCGCACCCGCGCCACATTGCTGCGCCGCGCGGATTGCGCGGGCGACATCAGCTTGCGTCACGCGGGCGGGTGTGCGGCTCATTCGGTGTTGCCCTTGTTCGACGAGAGCGCGCATGAGGCAACCTTGACGCATTCGTTCGCGATTTCCTGCCGAAGCCGCTCGGTATAGGCATCAATCACGGGGCGCATTGCGGCGTTCAAATCTTTGGCAAATTCGCGAATGCCCGGCAGATGTTCAAAGCCGTTAATCTTGCCGTTCTCGCCCTGGATATTGATACGCAGTTCGTCAGAATAACCCATGGCTGAGAATTCCAGCCACCTCCCGAACGCTAACCCCTCCAACTTGCCGAGGACGTTTTCTAGGTGCGAGATGCGTCCAGCAAACGGATGCTTCCTGTCAGCCATTTTCGGCCCCGCGATGGTTTGAGGAGAGCGCCACGCTGGCCATCGTCTGCCCGAACATGCCGAGATATTCCCAGGCCTGCTTCGTCCAGATTGCATCAGCCAGCGCGTGGTGTTCTGCCGAATCCTGCTTGGGCAGTTTGGGGTTGCCCATGTCGTCGCAGTACTGCTTCACATCTCGGCAGTACATCGGCCAGCCCTTCGGCAGATCCATCATCGTGCCGTAGAGTTGGCAGAGCGCAACCCAATCATAGTCGGCGTAATAAGCCCAAATCTCCGGCTTCTCGCCCATGAACTTGATTAGGTCTAGCGCGATATCAGCGCGGACCAAGCGGTCTATCCCGCCACGCAGCCGCGGAATGACGTTCTCTCGAACCCACGGCGAGGCACGCGAGAGATCGCATTCAATGACCTCCGCATAGTATTGCTCGCCATCTTCTCGAATGGCGCCAATCGACATCAGGTCAATCGTCTTGCCGTCCTCGATGAATTCGGTATCGAACCAGATTTTCATATCGTCCTCACTGTTCTGAAGGGAGCCGCGACGAGGCGTCGCCATGGCCAAAGTCGTGATCTCGGTATGCCCAAGCGCCGGCATGACGTAGGCACCAGTCAACGAAGGCGTTATCCCGGCGCATAATCCACCACGGGCCACGGACGTAGAGGGTGTATCCCAGCCAGTCAGTCATTGCTGGCCGCCGATCTGGACACATCATCGGGGATATGCGTCTCGATGTAGTCAGCGATCTCGGTGAACGATGCGCGGGGGCCTATCTTGCCGTCGTTCATGTCTGACAGGATCATTTGATCCCCCAGAGGCAGGCCGCCCGCGCATTCTTGTTTCAACCATCCGCTATTTTGGATCGCGTAAATACCGTCGATGGTAGGAGCGGAAACGTTCCACTTGGCACCCTGTACCTCGGCAAGGACGCCGAGGCAGCAGAACCTGTCTTGCGTGCTGCTTGGCTCTCGGAGGTATCCATTGGATTGGAGGTATTCGCCACTCCGAAGCGCCTCGACCCACTTCGTCTTAAGGTCAGCGTCCATTTTCAGTCCCCAACAGTTGCGAAGGATGCGCGTATGCGGTCGCCATTTCGATTGCGTCGCCGCATTTCTGGCAGTGCCATTTCCCATCGAGGCTAATTATCGCCTCATGGCTACATAGCTCTGGGCGCGACAGCGCTGCATTGCGCTTGCGAACGGCGGCGTCGATCTCAGCCCACGTAACAAGCCGGCCGTTAAAGTTCACGGTCTCGTCGGGGTGTGGCACTTCCTGCGGTAAATCTCTGAAGAGAGCCGCAACGATCCGGCGAGACTTCCAGCCCTCCCAGTGCTCTTCCGGGTTCGGCGGTTCATCGGGATCGCACATCAGTTCGTAGACGATCTGAACACGCGGGTCTTCAAACTCGGGCAATTCCTCATCGCCAGTCCCGGCAGAGGAGGGCTGAACCGGGGCCGGGTTAGCGTTGGTCACGACCTCACAACCCCATGCGTTCAGGGCGCAGGCGTCGTCGTGGTCGTAGTTGTTGACGTTGATCTCTGGGAACTGATCGATGATTTCGCGGGGGACGAGATAGAAATCTCCCTCGACCGGAGCGGCCGGCGGCTGGGCGGCGAGGGTGTCTGCGGCTTCGCGGATTTCCCTTACGGTCGCCAGCTGTATCCACCGGTGATGCCCGTCATATGCGCCGACATCTTCGGTCGGGCTGCAATCGTCCAGCAGATCGGACATATCCCGCAAGAGGCGGGCAACCTTGCTCGGTTGTTGGGCAGCAGCGCGAGTGCTGTTCAGCGTGTGATAGATGCGCTCGACCAAGGCGCGGGGCACAAGCTGGCATTTGCCGCACTTGCAATCGCCCGCGTACTTCATGGCCGTGTACTCGCGCAGCTCTTCGGCGAGGGCTCTGGCGCTTCCAGCGGAGGAGGACTGAACCGGAGCGGCTTCTACACGCCCCAGGCCGACGACCTTCCCATCAGCGTCGAAAGAGATCGGAATCCGATGAGTCATTTTAACCTCCAACTGCTTTGGCGACGATCGCGACGAACGCCACGGCGGCCAGGACAAATCCGAGAGTTGCCAGTAGACCTTGGGTCATGAGGTGGCTCCGTGAGGCGATGAGAGCGCGGAAGCCGTCCGCGCGAAGCGGACTAAGTAATCCCTCGGCACGCAGATGCGGAGGCGAACACAAAGGACAAACCTGCTGCTGTTCCTCACGACTCGAACTCCTGCATGGTCCATTCCATCAGGCAGTCCTCGCAAAGCGCCTCGCCATCATCGTTGAAAGCAACGGCGTCCTCGCTGCATCCGCGAGCCTCGCACTTCGCGGTGCCGCTGCCGTCGCAGGCCTCGCATTTGCCCGTGCGCCAGACGTCAGGGTCATTCCCGCCGTAGCGGGAGGTATAGAGCGAACCTTCGCCGGAGCAGGTGGCACAGAAGAGACGAGGCATTAGACCCTCTTTTGATAGTGATATTCGGGGGCGTTGTCGCAGACAGCGTTGAAGCCGCGCCATGCCACTTCGCGCGCCGCCTCGAACCGACCTTTGTCAGCGAGGCGGCAGGCAAGCAGGAAATCAGAGCGGGGCTGAACCGGAGAGCCGCGCGAGACCTTCACAAAACGCGTCGGAACATGCGGCGCGTTGATGCCGTGCGACTCCATGAAGGTGTCGTTTTGGGATATCGGCCTTGTCAGGCCCTCGTGCTTCAGGTCGTCGATAAGCTCGCTGAAGACGTCGGCGGTCGAGATGTCTCCGACGAACATCATCGGCGCGATCCAGTTGAGCTTGTACAACTCAGGCCAATCCAGCATTGCCATCTCCCGTTGTTGATATTGCCTTTATATGCGATACCGTTTATAGTGTCAATAGACGATACCGTTTATTTAGGAGGAAATCTTGGGCAGGCCACCACTCGGAAACAAGGCGACGCAGGTCAGGCTTCCGGAGGAGATCCGGGAGAGAATTCGAGAACTCGTCGGTGAGAAGGGCATGGCTCAATTCATCCGTGAGGCAGTAGAGCGAGAGTTGAAGAGACGCGAGAAACAGGGGTAGCGCGCACTCGTAGCGGCACTGCCTAACCCTCGACCCAGCGCGCCGGGATCGGAGTGCCGTTGAATTTCCTGCCTGGTATCGTGCGACGACGGCGCTTGATGCCGTTGTGCTTGGCGCGGACGCGGTAGTCCTTCGACTTCTGCGCCATGTCCTGCGCAGTCTTGCGCTTGTGCGGTCCGACGAGCGCGGGAGCCATATTGCTCTCACGATTTTCGCCGCCGTTGATGAGGGCCTGCGGGTGCTCGATCTCCCACTTGTCGCCGGCGAGGATCTTCCTGCCGGACAAGTAGCAGATGCCTTTGTAGCGTTCGAACACCCGCAGGCGGACGCGCGGAGGGGCTGGCGTATCCGGCGTCTTACCGATCCACTCAGGGACTTCGCGGCTCATGCGTCCTCAAGCTCCTCTTGATCGTGGAACTTGATGCCGTTCTCGGCGCCCCAGGCTGAGATGTATTCCATCAACTCGGACATCTCGGCCACCGACAGGTCAGAAGACGAGCGGCCACACGGGACCATGCCGACGCCTTGGAGCCGCGGCAGATATTTGATCTCGATGCCGCGCTCTTCAGCGTAGGCATGAAGGAACATCAGCTTCCACTGCTCGGTGTTGTACCGGCGCCCCTCGATGCGGCCTTGCACGGCGACGTCAGTCAGCATCGCCCAGAAGCGAGAGTTCTGATCGACTGACCTGCACGGACCCTTGAACTCGACGCGGCTACCGGTTGGAGCTTTCCGCACCCACTGGATTGCCTGCTCGCGCTCGGAGGTGCTGCGGAGGGTCAATAACGCCCGGCTCATGCTGCCTCCGCTGCCTTCTGGAGGTCGGCAGCAAGCGTGCTCTCGCCGCCGTGCGCGCGGATCGTCTTGACGACTTGGTCAAGCTCCTCGTTGAAGGCGTTGACGGCGCCGGCCAAGTTGGCGATGTATCCTTCGTCCCGGTGGGCGCGTTTGACGAACAGCGGCATCTTTGGCCAGTAGACGGCGATATCGATGTACTTGCGTCCAGTCACCCACAAGGCGCCCTGACATTGCGCAATGTGCTCTTTGGGAAACTCGCCCTTTGTGAGCGTCTCGACCAAAAGGTCAGCCCGTTGGGTCTTGATCTCAAGAATGCCGTCATCGCCAATCAAGGCGTCGGGGGAGCACCCCTTTCGCCCCTTACGAACGAACCCAACGCGCTGCAATTCAGTTCCGGTCTGAAATATGTATAGGTCGCGAGCTTCATCCTCCATCGCATGGCCGCGCTCCATGTCCGCACTTTTGAAAGTTTCGAGCGGCTCGCCTGTGTAGATTTCTGCAGCAAGACGATTGAGATATGCTTTGCGAGTTTTACCCTCGCCCTTGGCGAGGATGGCCGAGAACGAGGACGCGGTAGGAATTCCGCTCCTCAAGCGGTGCCACTCATCGCTATTCTGGGCGCAGTTTGAGATTATGAGTTCCATGTCTCGCCTTTCGCCGCCAACCGCGCGGTGTCTATAGCTACGTTGAATTTGTTGGCTATGGCCTGGTACGAAGCGCCCGTAGCGCGCATCTGCCGAATGTCTTCGACCTGCGAACGGTTGAGCTTAGCTTGCCCGTTTCGTTCGCCGATCGCTGCAGTCCCGTGCATTTTCGCGTCGGCGCAGTTATCTGATCGACTAGCCCAACGAAGGTTGGACAGGACGTTCTCGTCTCTCTTGCCGTTGTTGTGACAGCCCTCCATGCCGGGAGGGCACGGGCCAACGAAGGATTCCAAAACAAGCCGGTGGATTTTCTTGGCTGAACCAACGCCGCCGCGATACAAACGGATGCGCTTGTAGCCGCACGGGCTAGGCGTAAGGCGCAGAATGCGGCCGTCTGTTCCTTGACGAGGCGCACTGCGAAGCCGCCCGAGGTTCGAAATCTCGTAAAGGCCTTCGTAGCCAACAACATCACGCCAGATTTCCGCGTCCATGGCTTCAGGCCTTCTGGAATTTGTTGATGGCTGCGATGCAGGCGTCGTAATGCTCGGCCGGGATGCTCTCGATCCGATCGCGCTTGGCCCATTGCAGGAACGCTTTGACGCTTGCGCCCTTTTCCTCGAGGCCATCTCTGATGTTGTCGGCCTGCGCCTGAGTGATGGATCCGGGCGGCGGCGTGTAGGGCTCGGCTTCCTTCTGCTCGCTGCTGTGGCCGTCGTCGTCCTGCGACGCGGCGAGCCCAAGAGCCGCCTTTAGCGTGTACCGCTGCAAATAGGTCTGCGTTGAACCGATCTGCTGAATAGCGTTGCGGCCAGGGCCGTTGTCGGGGCCAGCGGTGAGGGTGTTCTCTTCCGAATGCCCGGCACGGTGCGACACAATGCAAGTAATGCTGATGCGGTCGCCGTCCTGCTGTGTACGAAAACGGTAGTTCAAACCGTGCTTAGAGAGGACCGGCTTAACCGTGCGCTCGATCTCGGCCAGGTCCTCGAAACGGTATTTCGGGCCTCGTCCACCGCTATCAACCTCACGATTTTTCCGGATCGTCGGAAGCTCGGCCTGCGCGTCAGCCATTGCGACGTCAAACGCCTTGCGCGAAGCAATCGCGTCCATTTCCTTCGCGAGTGCAACCGCCTCGCGGTACATCTCAATATTGCCGGTCGCGAGTGCGGCGCGAACAATGTCCATGGGCGCGGCGACGGTCGGCAGATGCGACACGGGGCCAAGCTCTTTCAGGTTCTCAGCGGGAAGGGCTGCGGTCATTTACGCAAACTCCGGGTTAGCCATCTCGATAGAGACGAGCGAAAGCTGTTCTTCGAGGCGTGCGGCCTCAGCTAGGTAGGCTTGGTGAGCTTCTTCGGGGGTTTCAAAAAGCCCGATGTGCCACCGTTTATTCTTGAAACCGATCTGAGCGGCGTACTTGCCGCATTTGCGCGTAACACCCTTAAAACCAAGCGTATTTCTTGCATCCAGGGTGCGACTGTTAGGAATTTCGACCTTGCGCGGTCTTTTGTTTTTCCCCTGTTCAATGCGCGTTGCCCACTTGCAATTCAAAGGCTCATAATTGCCGTCGTTGTCCTTGCGCTCGATGGTCATTCCCTCTGGACGCGGACCCATGTCTGCAAGGAAGTCGGAGAATGAAGTCATCCATCTTTCGCAAACCTTGATGCCGCGCCCGCCGTAGTTTGGGAATGCGACGTGCTTCGGATTGCTGCATCGCTGCTTCATCCCATTCCAAATCTCGTACTCGGCTGTGTCGGAGAGACCGTGCGTTCGGGTTCTATTCGGCGTGTCTGATCGCAAGCACCCGCAAGAATTTGTTGCTCCACCACGAAGGTGGCCGCCGACTATCTGGATCTCTGCGCCGCAGTCACAACGGCACAGCCACAATATTTGCTTATGCGCGTTGCGCTCCGACACTTCCGTCAGAACGGCCAAGCGACCGAATACTTTCCCGGTAAGGTCTATGCGTCGCATCGGCCCATCTCGCGCGTAACTTCTTCGAGCTGTATCTGGTAGGTCAGGTCCAAGCGAATTTCATCGATCCGCTTGATCCGCTCTGCGGCGGGGAGGGGCCAGAGAAGCTGCCAATGGGCGAGGAGAACATCTCCGAACTGCTGGCTGTTCATGTCACAGCACCCACTTTGCGATTGCGAACGCGCCCATGCCTGCAATCAGGCAGGCGCAGAAAAGATCGATGCGGTTCTCGGGAAGGATCATGCTGCATTCCTCGCGGCCTTGAGCTGCGAGCGCATGAAGAACAGCTCGGCTTCAATGGCTTCTTGGATCTCGGCGGCGAGCGTGACGCGCGCGGCTTCCGTGTTCAGCTCAGGCTCATCAGCCAGAAACGCTGCGGCGAGCTCGTAGCAATATTTGTCGAAGGTCTTGGCCATCACTCAGCCGCCTCCAGCCGGAGGTCATTCGCGCGGTTGATCAGCTCATCACGCACGTCGGAGACGTGGTGGCTGCCACCGATGTAGTAGGTGACCTCATGGGCGAAGGCGATTTCATTGCCGTCACCGATGATCTCGCGGACCTTCTCGAGGGCGCCGCGGAACGTCATCTCGGGATCGACGACCGCCTCGCGGCCCTTGCGCCCGTAATCGACGCAAATCACGAAATAGCGGATGTTGGTGGTGCGCTGCATGTCGTTTCTCCGTCGTGCCTTAGAGGCCAACCGCGAAGCGCTCGAAGGCGGCGTCGCTCATGTTGCGGATGGAAGCAGCGCGAGAGGCGTCCTGAGCGCGCTGGGTGAGGGTGACGGTCTCGCCGCAGATGTAGGCCGAGCCGGACATGAGGAGCGCCGAGGAGGCAGCCTTGATGCAGGCATCACGCTCGGAGGCGAGGATCATCCCGGCAGTCACGGCGCGGGAGGCGGCGGCTGCGATGGCCTTGGAAGCTTGGGTCTGGGTGGCTGCGAAGGTCTTCATGTCGTTTCCCCGTCGTGCTGATGGGGAAACAACCTACCAAAACGGTAGGAGATTGCAATAGGGTCTACGAAATTATTTTAGCCAAAATGGTAGGCTGCCAAAAATGGCAATAGCCAGAATGAGTTATCGATTCGAAAAATGTGGTGTTTAGGCTTGACGACGCATGGCCGCGATAATGCGCAGAGCCTGGTCTTGCACTTCTTGGGGCTGATCGCGAAGCAGCGCGTCGGCGCTCGGCTGCTCGGGATGACGGTAAAGATCAACGACCTCGATGCCAAGAACCCAGCATATGGCGGCCTTAGCGTCCTCGTCTGGCTTGCGCTTGCCTGTTTCCCAGCGCGAAACGGTTACGTCGCTGGTGTCGAGCCGGTCGGCGAGCTGCTGCTGGGTTAGGCCACGGCTCTCCCGCCATTCAGCGAGGAACAGGCGAACGGGCTTCCTTGGTCCGATCCGTGGTGGCATTCAGGAAGTCTACCTACCATTGTGGATAACTCCCATAACCATCCCGGTAGGAAGAGGGCTTGACGTAGCCTACCGTTTTGGTTTAGAAGCTCGGGTATGGCTGAAAACAACCATCCCTTGGCGAAGTATCGCGCTTCTCGGAACCTCACGCAGGAGGCGCTGGCGAGCGAGTTGAGCGTAGCGCCTCTGACTATCTGGCGCTGGGAGAATGGAAAGCGAGCTCCGCGCCCCAGAGACGCCAAGCGCATCTCCGATCATACCGGAATCCCCACTGGGGATCTGATCGAGGCCTCTCTCAAGGAGGCCATCTGATGACCGGGCAGGCGATCAACCATATCGAAAAACTGAAGGCCTTTGCTGGCCGCAGCCGGCGAGAAGCCGCCACGGCTCTTGGGATTTGCGAGGCCTATGTCGTGAGGCTTGCTAAAGAAGCCGGCATTCCCCTCGCTAAGAATAGATCCCGCGCCAAGGTTAGGCTGGAGGAACTGCGGCAGCTTGCCGCTAGTGGTTTTACACGCCAAGAGGCGGCGCGCGAACTTGGCGCTTCTCCCGCTTGGGTCAACAATATGGCCCGCCAGCACGATCTCAAATTTCTCCGCGCCGGCCTGATCATCGATGCACCCATACGGGTGAAGCAGATGGCTGCGCTCTATCAGAGCGGTAAGACGCTTCAGGAAATAGGCACGCAATATGGCCTTACGCGTGAGCGTGTTCGGCAGCTCATTACCCGTCACTGCGGGATGCGTGCGCGGAATGGCGGGCAACATAAGGTCGCCGTTGATAAGCGCGCCAAATTTGAGGCTAAGCGCAATGCCGCATCGCTGAAGCGTTGGGGCTGCAATTTCGATCAGTATGTCAAGCTCCGCGATATGCAAAAGCCGACCCGCGCGTTCGCAGCACAAAAGCAAAATGCTAAAAAGCGTGGCATCGCTTGGGAGTTCAATCTCTGGCAATGGTGGTCGGTCTGGCAACAGTCTGGCAAGTGGGATCGGCGCGGTCGCGGCCAAGGGTACATGATGTGCCGCAATGGCGACGTCGGCCCCTACGCGGTGGACAACGTTTTCATCGCGACCGGGTGTGAGAACAGCTCCGACCAGAAGCGGAAAAAGAGCGGCCTCCCGACCGGCGTTCGGAAGAACAAGAAATATCGCGGGTATTCGGCCGCGCGCTCTATCAAGGGCAAGCTCGTTAGGCTCGGGAGCTTCCCAACCCCCGAGCTCGCTCACGCTGCGTATCTTGCCGCAGGAGCAGCTCAATGACTGGAGCCGCGCTCCTTCGCAAGAAGTTGTCGAGCGAATTCGCTCACATCTTTCCCAAATTTTACGAGATGTGCTGCCGACGAGACGGTGTTCACAACAGGAACCAGAACGCCGCGGCGTCTGACGTAGCGAGCGACGCGGACCAGCCCATCGCCCGCGTCCTCGTAAGTGCAGGTGGTGTAGTAGTTGTCGGGCAGATCGAAGCCTTCGATGACTTCTTCCTGAAGTCCCATTCCCATTGCAATTTCCCCGCTCACTTTGTTGTCGCGAAAAGCGCGAAACAGAATGCTCGCATAGGGTGCGTTGCGCCCACAAGTGAACATTCGTCGGAGTGCCGGGAAAAATATGCATGCAGATTTCCCTTGCGTGTTCCAAAGCGGAACAGAGCGCACGATAGCGTGAATGTATTTACAACCGGAGGGCGTAAGTAATGCATCGCCGCGATGGAATGTCAGGAACCGATCCCTACAATTCACGGATTTTGCAATTGACGAGCCGGCCGAGTGCGACGGGGATCAGCCACTCGACCGGCTCTCGTGGCGCGGGAACGCAATACAATCCGCACGCCGAAATTCGCTTGCCCTCAGGGTCTCTTGACCGAGCGATAGGGCCTTTCGAACCTCTCGATCTCTCTCAGGCGCGTCTGAACGAAGCGCTCGCGCTCGCGCTGCCTCTCAGCATCATCCTCTGGATTCTTATCGGCCTCTCCGTTTGGGGCCTGATCTCTGTCTTTTTCTAGATATCTCACGAGATTTGCGGTTGCCGCCGCAAGCTCGATCCAAGTGTCTGTGTTGTCGTTGTCTGCCTTCATGGTGCGTTCAATTAGCCATGAAGGGATTTGCAAAGGTGAAAAAGGATTCTGCGATGTCTGACGCCGCGTATTTGGATCAGGCTGCGATGTGGTCGAAAGGCCTGACGCGCATGAAAGCGCGAGGGCCTGGAGATACCGAGAACGCCATGCGTTCCGTCGCTCGTGAGTACAACATCGATTACGGCTTCCTCTGGTCACTCCGATATCGCCGGGAGCGTCTGAGGATAATCAGTGTCTCGGTCTACGAGACCATCAGGGCGGCTTATCGCGCAGAGTGCGAAAGGCAAATGCGAAAGCTCGAAAATGAAGTCA